TGTTCATGGTCCTTTTGACCTCCACACCCAAATCGGCGGCCAGCTTCTCCATATCAGCACGGGACAGCTCCATCAGGCTCTCGATGGTGAAATGGCCATTGACAATATCCAGGGTGTCGGGGGCCTCGGCCTCGCCCTCCTGGAGCTCGGCGGTTTCCTGCCCCGTAGAGGCGGGGTCGCCCTCGGGCGGGGTCTCGCCCGAACCGCCGCCGTCCTCACCCTCTGCGGGCGTTGCAACGCGCTCGGGCCGCCATTGGGGAACGAACTCCGCAACGCCCGCGTTTACCAGGTATACCTCCTGTTCCTGGGGCAAAGAGAACGGGCCGTCAGCGGCCCGTTTCAGGGTGCCGTCCACGCGGCAAACGCCGCAAATCATCTTGATCATGTAGCTGCTCCTTTCCCGCCCATTACAGGACGCCCTTGGCCACGCTCCAGGGGGACTTGCGCTTGGGGACGAACAAGGGCCGGCTGGTCATCTGCGTTTCCTTGGCCGGGGGCCGGACGGTGAAGATGTGCTGGGGGACACGGGTACCGGCGTAGGTATGGAAATTGCCGTCCTGCTCCAGCTGGGTCACACCGCCATAGAGACCCTTGCCGCAGTCAGGCGCGGTGACGATAGCCGTACCGTTGGGGACATAGGGGGTATCGGTGCCGTTCTCGTCCTCAAAGGTGCCGTCGCTCACCAGGATATCCAGCTTGCGGCCCTTGAAGTTGAACGTGCCGGGGTTGGTGACGTACTCGGTCAGCTCCTTCGGCTCAATGCGGCCCATCTCCATACGGCGGTTGTCCAGGACCTCCATCACCCAGGGATCCTCCATGATGAAGTCGCCCACGTCGGCGGCCAGCAGCAGCTCCCGGGCGGGGAGGCCCCGGCTGGTGAGCATCTTGATCATGGCGCACACATCGTAGTACCAGGTGCCGATAGTCCAGCTTCCGTCCGTGTTCTTCTTGCTGTGCGTCCACTTGGCCGTGGGGGTGAACAGGGCGGGGTTGTCGGTCCCGTCATAGAACTGCACCTTGACATCCTGGTAGATGTCAGGCGTCTCGGTCTGATGCCGCATGACGCAGCCGTTGTCCAACATGGTCTTGATGGCCAGCCATTCCTCGGTGCGGGAGATGCGGGAGGACAGCTCCTTCAAGTCGCCGATCAGCAGCATACGGGCGCGGTCGGCCGGGGTCATGGTACTCATAAGGGCCTCGCCAAAGCCCCGGTTCTGGAGCTGGTCAGCGGTCAGGGGGATGGAGATGCTGATGTTGCCCGGCTCCAGCTCATAGGTGCTGAATCCCTCGCGGGCGATGGACACGCTGCCGATGCGGGGGAGAACGAAGGGGGCGCGGCGCTGCTTGTTGTCCTTGTAGTCCGCCAGCACCTTGGACGTGCCGAAGATGTCCATGGCGGTGTTGGTGGGGAAGTACCGCCGCTTGAAGAACGTATGCTCGGGAGGCAGCTCATTGACAGCTGCCAACATATAGTAGGTGTCGAAAATATTCATCGTGGTTATCCTCCTTAGTCCAGCATCTCAGACAGGAGGATGCCGCCCTTGCGCAGTTCCTCCTTGTCGGTGACGGTCATGGTGTAGCCATCGGCCACGATCAAAGCCCGGGCGTTGAAGTGCCCGGTACGATAGGCCACGCCAGTAACGCCGGTGTCGCCGCTGGCATCCACGGGGTCAGCCAGAACGCAGTTGGCCTTGCCGGTGGTCTCGGTGTTCAGCATCGTATAGGTGCCGTCATCACCCAGCACCAGCACCGTGCCGCGCTCCAGCTGGCCGGCGCCGGCCTTGATGGTCACGCCGAAGGTCTCGGCAGGCGGAAACAGCCTGGCAAACAGATTGTCCTGGCCAACGCTGCCCACCTTGTTCAAAAGCTCTTTGTTCATATCAGCGCACCTCCTTCATTTTCTGGAAAGCCGCAACATCGGCTTTCGCCTGGGCCGCCATCGCCTGGGGGGTGTCGGGGCTGCCAGTTCCCCCGGTGCCGTCGCTGCCCGCGCCGTTGGCCGCGCCAACGTCCTGGGCGCCGGAACCGTTGGTGTCGGCCATCAGAGCCGCCAGGAACTTCCCGCCCTGCTGGGCCGCTTTCTGTGCAGCAGCATAGACCATCTCCTGGGCAGTGCAGGGGTGCTCCCCGTACTTGGCCGCCTTGATGGTTTCCGCGTCGAACACACCAGCCAGAGCGTCAATGTCCTGGAGCCGCTGCCGCTCGGCCTGGGCGGGGTCAACAGTCTCCGCGCCCTGCGCCGAGGGAGTGGCGGGGGGGACAACAGCAGGGGCCGCAGGGGTAGCGGGAGCGGCGGGGGCGCCGGACGCGGACACGGCGGCGCGGGCCTCAGCCATCAGCTGCTCGGCCAGAGCCGGATCCTCTTTCCGCAGCTCCTCAAGGGTTTTTGCCATAATGTTTCCTCCATTCTGTCCGCCGGTCTGCGCCGGCTTTTGATTATTTGCCTCAACCGGGGCTGCCGCCTCGGGTGTGACCGTGGGGATCGTGTCCGGGGCAAACACCCCCGGCATAAGGTGGACCTGACGCCCGCGCACGAACAGGCTGCGCCCATCGGCACTGGCGGCAATGTTCAGCGGTTCCGCGTTCTCCAGGAGCTTGTTGGCAAAGCCCTTTTCTACAGCCTCCGTCCCGGTCATGTAGGTTGTCTTTGCCATCATGTTTGAGATTGTCATATCGGAAAGCCCCGGGGCCTTGCGCTTGTAGATGGACACCTGGGCTTTATCCCATGCGTCCAGAGCGGAAGCGTGTTTCCGCAGTTCATCCGCATTGCAGCTATCCTCAATCGAGATCGCTGCTTTGTGGATCATAACGAGGCTGGAGGGGTTGACCTCCACATTGTCGCAGGCACACATAATGAGCGAGCCGCCGGACATAGCCACACCATCCACGATACAGGTCATAGCCGTTCCCTTGGCCGACAATTCCCGGAGCCGGTTGTGGATCAGGATAGATACTCCGGCATCACCGCCAATGCTGTGCATACGGATGGTCAGCGTCTTGGCCCCGGACAGGTTTTCCAGGTCGCGCAGAAATTCATCCTGCACAATGAAATCACCCTCCAACGGCTCGCCGGTCCACCAGTGCTTCGGCTGCCGCTCCACGATTTCGCCGTACATGGTGATTTCCGCATTCTCCCCGTCTGCCATCTCCATGACATAGGGGCCGCGGTTGATACTGATTGCCTTGGGCTTGCGGTTGCGGTTGAAAATAATTTCCAACGGGCTAGGCATTGTCTCCATCTCCTTCGTCATCGTCTTTTTCGTTGGGGTCAACTTCCATACGGATACCCCCGCCGCCAGCGGAAGCCAGTTTCGCGTTCTCCGCTGCCACCTGCTCCACGTTTTCATCCCAATCACCGCCGCCCGTCTCGCGGGTGACTTGCTCATGGGTTTTAAGCGCGTGCTGAATTTGCAGCACTGCCGCCTTTGCCTCTTTCAGCGGGTCAAGGCTGCCCTGGGTAGGCCCGATCCACCGCGCCCCGCACCATGCCGCACGGATAAGGGGATCATCAAAGAAGCCCGGAGCCTTGACGCGCCCACGGGCCACGGCTTCTGCCAGCCAGACCTCATAGGCGGGCTGGCAGAAATTGTCCACGAACCACTTCCGGCGCATACGAAAATCCTCCCATGCGTCCAGCAGCGCAGCCCGCGCGGACGAATAGGAGGAATTGTATTCTTTGATCAGCACGTCATAGGGGATCCCCAGGCCCGCGCCAATCAGCTTGCAGAACGTTTTGACAAAGGCATCGAAGCCAGCGGTTGGAATGTTGGGAGCTCCAAACTTGATGTCCTCCCCTTCCTCCAGGTGGGCTACGGTTCCCGGCCCCATCTCGTACTCATTCCGGTCATCGGAAATATTGCTCTCACCGGGATTTGCCCCCGGAACGCCAACGATGCCGCCCGCTCCCACCTCATTGAGCGGGATCTGATTCGGGTCGGTCTTAGTGACGATCCAGGCCGTGAAGAAGCTTTGGACAAGCGCCGCCATCAGCTCGGATTCGGTGTAGCGGCGCAGCTGCAGCAGAGGCTCGATCACCTGGGCCAGATACGTCACGCCCCGGTACTGGTCGCACCGCTCACTGTTCATCACATGGAGGATATTGGGCAGGCCGGTGCGCGGCCCGTATGCCTCGACCCGCGTCCATACGCTGGGATCGCCGGTAATCTGCCAAGGGTAGTTGTTGCAGACGTGGTAGGCCACGACCATGCCGTTTCTGTCAACCTCCACACCATCGAAAATTTTGTTGCCGTTCTGATAATTCTCCCCGTCAGTGATGCCCGGCCAGCCAACGCCGCCACCCATACGGTCAGGGGTGCTTATCCTGTCAGCCTCCACCAGATGGATCCGCAGGGAATAGGGGTTGATGGGCGTGGCGGGGTACCGCTTGAACACCGGGAACACATCGCCGGACATGAGCCATGACACAAGGTCGAGCTGCTGAAGCTCGTCGAAATTGTTCATGCCGATTGCGTCACAGTTCTGCTTGCGGTCGGCCCACAGGCGGAACTCTGCTTCCGTCCGCTTCTGCCACTCCTTGGCGGCCTCTTGGGAGAGCCCCAGCACGTCCCGGTTGATGGAGCTTTTCAGCGTAAGCCCTACGCCGACAACCTTGGTGCGGTTGGTATTCACGGCGGACGTGGCCAGCGGCGCGGACATATAGAGCATACGTCCCCGCTGTCGCAGGGTCGCATTGTTCCAGTTGATGTCCTCGTTCGGTGAGCCGCTGCGTGGCGTGAAGCCTTTTGTGGCCCGCCGTGTCAGACTGGCCCCGGCCTCGCTATACCCTTTGACCTGGGGCCGTGCGCTGTCCGGGATCAACAGGCCGGATTTGGTTTTGTAGTAGATAGCGTCCACCTCCAATACTGCATAAAAAGCGGGCTGCCCAGCCGGCGAAAGGAGCTAACAAACCCCGGCCGGGCCGCCCACGGTAAAGCCCGTTCGGGCGATTACCCAGTTACCAATCCCTCGGGAGCACACCAACAGCCCGCCGGGGCCGTTGCCCATTCAAGAGATTTTCCAGTTCATCCACCTTGGCCTCCGCTTCCTCGATTTGCTTCTGGAGCGCGGGGAGATCAAAGCGGGTCAGCTGGCGGTCGTCGATCATGTACGATTTGACGCCGCCATCCACCAGCGCGAGATACGCCTTGCGCAGCTTTTTAAGCGCCTCCTGCCAGAAGTCCAGCCGCGCCCTCAGCTCAACAGCATTTGCCATGATGCCACCTACCAATCGTCATAATATTTGTTCAGCCCGGAGCGCACCTTTTTCGCCTTTGGGCGGGGTGCAGCAGGGGCCGCTTGCGGTGTTGCAACGGCCTCTGGTGGGGCTTCGCCGCGGGCCGCCTTTAGCCGCCTGTCTATCAAATCCAGGTTGGCAGGAAGGGCCTTGAACGCCGCCATAGCATAGTTGCGGCAGTCCAGGGCCTCGTTCCGCTCATGACCGGGGATCTTTTTCCATACCCACGGCTGTTTCTTCGCTGCGTCATACTCCAGGCGCTCGGACAGCAGCCCGGCAAAGTAGCCGGAGCCGTAGTCATCGCGTCGGGGGAAATGGCAGTATTTCGAGCCGGGGGTCTTTACGCTCAGGTTGTCCATGATGATCTGCTTACCGGAATCAACGCCGATCTGATACTGCCAGCAGGTTCCCACCGCCACTTTGTTGATGACAATTTTCATCTGCTTTGGTGGGGCCGTGTAGGGCTTATCCGGGCCGGGCATACCCTTGATGCAGAACACCTTTTTCCCGATGCGCTCCCGGCAGCGCAGTCGCACATCCTGGGTAAAGTGGCCGCCCTCGTCTACAAAGGACATGGACTGCCGAAGGCCGATACCGTCCTTGAACCGGAATGCCCGGTCAAATACCATCTCGTCCAGCTTGGCCCAGGTCGCGTCCTCGTCAGGCCGCCCCATGATAATACCCTTTTCGATGCCCCAGGTTTCCCCGAAGTGACCGTGACCGATGACCTCATATTCCATGCGGTCATCCTGGGTGTCCACGCCGGCGGTGAGAACCAGCACCCCGTCAGGCAGGTCAAAGGGTGTTCCGCCCTCCTCCAGCCCGTATGCCTCCACATCACGGCGGGCCATCAGACTGTCCTCGTCCTCCAGGTCGCCGCGATCCTCCCACAGCAGCCCGAAGCAAGTGTTGTAGACCACCTGGAGCTTCCGGGTGTTCCCTATGGCGTTGAGATATTTGAGGACGATAGAAGCCCAGCTTGCCCATTGGCTGACAAAAGCGTTCAGCCAGAACGAGCGGACGCCCTGCGCATAGGCGGCGGGATTGTCCGCCTCCCAGCGGGCGGGGGCCTTCTTCATCGTGGCCTCGTCGGAGATGCAGCCGCAGCCAGGGCAGTTGTACCATACGCTCTTGACCTTGTAGACCTTTTTGCGGTTGACCATGGTTTCCTCGTAGTCATACCGAATATGCTCCCACTGGATTTCGTGGTACTTCCCGCAGTGGGGACATCTGGACTTCCACCGCTCCATTGTCCCCTCGCCGTAGGACGCCTCGATTGCGCTGGCGTTCTTCACGGTGGGAGTGCTGACCTCCACCGCCTTGGCGTTGTAGAACGTGGTCTGCCGCGCCATGGCCAGCTCCCAGGGATCGCCCTCATTGCCGGCGGACGTGGCCCAGCGGTCCCGCTCGTCACCCAGCACATAGCGGATGGGCTTCGATGCCAAGGCTTGTGCCTCCGT